ATTCCGTCGTCTGAAGTGGGATTTGAAAAGTAAATCTGAAGATGATGGAGTATTTTCTATGGCAAATGAATGGTCTACATGGAATGTTCAGTCGAGAGATGAATATGACCAAGGTTATGTAGGCCAAGAATTTGTTTATATGGATGATGCTTTTGCTGACAAAGATAATAAAGATCATCTAATGTTATTGCAGTACATTTCATCTGGTACTGTGGGGACTGTTCAAGCTGACCTTGACCTGAAAGGGTCACCGTTTCAAGCTAGAGTTGTAGTTGCTTCTTGTAATTACCTTCCTGATAAGAGCGTTACTATTAATAACATTAATGCTTTACATCAAAGATTTCCAGTATGCCTGGAAGTGAAATTAAAGGAAGGGGCGAAGAAACTTTCGCCTGACTCTGTATATGACCAAGACTTTAAACATCTTGAGTTTTATATGAACACTATGCAGCAAACATTAAGCTGCAATGGCAATCATAGTTCACGCTGTGGTTGTAAACGCGTCAGTATTGACGAAATCGTTAACAGAATTTCCAATCTTTGTTACGACTTTGAGAAGAAATACCAATCTTGCTTGGAGGCTGATAGGCTGCGGGAACAAGCTTTCGCTAACTTACATAGGGAGCGAGGGTCGAACCCCGTAGAACAACAAGCTGATGAGCCGGAAAAGGGTTCTGGAATCGATTGGGACGAATTAAGAAGGATTCGTACTGAATGGGCTGCGGAAAAAGAGAGAATTCAAGCACGAATTGAGGAGTTAGCCCAAAAAGAAGAAGAAGAACAAAGTCCAGTTGAAGGAGATGAAGATCAGGATGAGTTCGACTTTACTGCTGAAGATGAACCTCAGAGGTTCGTTCAAGAAGGTAGTTATAGAGAGAGTGATCCTAATCATGCAGGAATGCAGGAGGAGAATCTCCCTATGGAGTTATTAGATGAACCCGAAAGGGTGCCTGTAATAGCTATACCAGATATTGATCCTGTTCCTGAAGAAGAGGAACCATCAGACCAAGATTCCGATAGTGATGAAGAACAAGGAGATGAAGAAATGATCGAGGATATTGGTAGTGATAGTGGAATAGGAGAATTATATTCTGGTGAACCGATTGCTGGGCCAGGTATGGGAGTCGAGGACATACTAAGAGCTTTTCGTCAAGTAGACCCTCATATTATTTATGCTGATTTGTATGAATATGATCCAGTAGAACTGTTTAATACCTTAACTACACCGTTAGTTGAGACGTTAGCAGATCAACGTATAGCCTCATGGGCTGTGCAGATGAAACTCGGGAATAAGACCTTTGGTCAGTGGTGTGTGGAAACACCTAACGCTGACCCTTGGAAATTTCTTGTAAGTTTAAAGCATTGGAAAATTGACCATTTGTCACCTGAAGAACAGGAACATTGGGCGGATACCTATGCTCAGTATACCAAATTTTTACGAATTAAGGTAAACGATGAAATGCATGCCATGTGGGGACATGGTTTGCAGAATGGACGAGTTCTCTTCCCCTATATACCGCTCATAACGGTAAGTCCCGAGGGTAACCTCGTGGATTGGAATAATATCCCCTATAGGAATAGAGAAAGATTCGTCGAAATATTTGCTAATGGTCACAGACCCGTATGGGATAGAGACCTTAGGCAATTTGTGGATTTCAAGATTAATGTAACACAGTTATGCGTG